GGTTTCATACGGCCAATGCGGCAGTTCTGCCGTATCTCCTCACCCAGGGTGAGGATTACGTGATCATTGATCACCTCCAGCGTTGGGCGCTGGAAAACTGTGCGAATAATTACGCGCAGTTTCAAAAGGACTGGAAGTCCTTGAAGAAAGACATGAGAAAGTCTTTCGCCTTAGGCCGTGGCCTAAGGGTTAATAGGGACTTACGTCCCTATTATACACAATTCCGTGCTATCACGGAATTTGACTCCCCAGCTAGCTGGGGTAGATACGTCCTTTGTTGGACGCAAACGCGGGCCACTGGCCTCGCGGATAGCAAGATGATTCTTGCTAGCATTGACAAATTTTGTCAAACTGTGACGGAACCGTCACATGAGATTCGCTTGGACCCTACGGTCCTAGAGCGAACCGTACACGGAGCCTTAGGCTCCGATGCATCCCATGCTCGTATTAGCGTGGGAACGACCTCGTGCCTTGAAAGCACGAGGCGGGTAGGCGGTAAATCCGCATACCTACGGCGCCTTTGTGCGCCTGGGCGGGCTCCTGAGAACCGCCCCCTTCGGGTTATTTATGAACCCAAAGATCTCAAGCCTATCAGGCTTGAGCGGCCCAGGAGGTTAACTAACTCCCGGGATGTCGTATATTGGGCTACCCAATATGCGATTCACAACCCCACTGCTGTGAGGTGTGTCCGCCTACATTGTGTGGCGGAACCGGGCAAAGCCCGGACTATCACCGTGGCACCTTATGCCTATCAGGTGATAATGGGTGTGTTTGCACACATCTTTGCCGCGACCCTTAGGTCGCGGGGTGTCGTGTCGGGTTTAACCCGCGACCGGCACTTGTGGCGGTTTCTAACCGACACATTGAACCCACAATCTACTATGTGGGAACACCTGCCGAAAACGGCGGGTGAGGACCCTATTTGGGCCCTTTCCTCGGATTTATCCGAGTGTACCGATTTTGGTAATCGGTTCGTGGCTCGACAAGTGTGGAGCTCACTGATACAGCTTGCCAGCTGTAAGCCAGGCTTTCCTTTAGGCCTGGCTGTTCTCGCAATGACATTATATTGCGGGAAGAGGTTCGTTTTCGTTCCTCGTCGTGGTGGGACCTATTCTCTCACCGTGACTACCCGTGGCTGGTTCATGGGTGACATGATGACTAAAGTCATCCTGACTATAGTTCATGACTATAGTATGCGCCTGTGTGATTTACAGGTCTACTCCCTCGTCGGTGACGACGAGGTTGTACTTTCGCGTTCGCGAAAGAAACTCCACCACCATTTAGAGGTGCTGGAACAGACTGGTTTCAAGATCAGTCAGCCGGATACTTATATATCTCGGCGCCTCATGTTTTACTGTGAGGAAGGCTCCCTGGTTCCTCAGGGGCCATCGTTCGCCACGCATGTTTCCATGCGTCGGGGAACGGAACTTGGGTACTTAGATTACCCAAGGATCCGGCTATTACTTAGCCAGAAGTCTGAAACAGACTCCTACTCAATGACGAACATTGGTAGGTTTAGTCTTCTAGGTAAGGAGACTAAATGGTGTTATTCTGTGAATAAGCCTGCGGTCCCACTCTTTGAGACCGCTTCCCTGCTGCAACATATTATTGTTCCGCAGGATACTGACACTTTGTGTCCGTTTACCCCCCTGGAAATGGGGGGGGATGGGTCCTTTATTTCAGACCCAGTATTCCTGAATAAAGTTGTTCAGGATAAGTGTAGAGACCCTCGGGAGGCTCTATACAGGATGAGTTCTCTTATGACTCATTCTTTCAACTTCAGATTTGTCCGCTCAGAGCGGACTACTGAGGTTGCTCACAAGCATCATTTTATGATGCCTGTGTACGAGGAACTTTCAAAGTACCTCGGTGATGCTGTCATTCGTCCTCGAGACAGCACTCAGAAGACGCTATTGCGTTCTCTGAAAGTCAAGGGTCTTGAGACCCCTGAGCATACATGGCTTCGCCTCTGTCGAGGCTTCCATTATGAGCAAGTTTTCAAAGGAAAACTTGTTATTCTCGAACCCAAGTTCGAGAAGAAACTTGATTTCAAGTTGGGACGCACTGAGGATCCCTCGGTGGGTCTAATGCCGTTTATTCGGCATTGGGCAAATCCTGGTTTCAGGTTTGTCAGTCCTTCTGAATATTGGGTTCAGAAGGACCTTGTTGAGCGGGTTGATCCCCTCAACTTGCAGTGGCGCTGGGAAAGCGTCGACTTTCTAAGGTACCCTAGTGCCTTCGAAATCTACTCAAATTATTTGAGAGATGAGGTGGACTTCACTGAGACCGCCTTTTCCGACGTTATTAATTTATTAACGCGGAATACCCCTCTCCCTGAGAGGGTTTTGAGGAGGTTAAACCTCTTCATGGAGAGTGACTCTTATATTTTGAGCACTCTTCCCCCGGGACCTAAGGCCGTTTTCGGTCTGGTCACCAGGGACCTCCGTCTTTGTGCGGAGGTTAGGAAGCGCCTTAAGGGGCCTTCCTCCGAGTGCATCGTGTATGCACTTGACCCAACCATTTATTTGGCTGGGTTGATGTATGTCGGTAAAGACATACGTTACATCAGGTGTAATCCACCACCTGATGACCTCGACTGGGTCGAGGATGCCGGCGCGCTTTTGCACGCCGACTATACCGAATTTACAGACGGTTTTGCCCATGATCGTAATGTCACGGGCTGGGAGGAAGGTTCAACCTTCCACCCTGGCTACCCAATTGTTGGGCAGTTCCACCGGTATCATACCGGTGTGGTTGTGATCAGACTTGATCACAGCGCGAATCGGGGTTCTGCGTAAGCACAACCGATCCGCCACCACTCCCCTTTACGGAAGTAGCGGTCCGACCCTTGCCCCGGCAGGGGGTGGGTGCGACGTGAC